GTAATAGTCCTCTCAACGTCATTATTCTGTTGTGTCGGATGAATTGGCTTTGCCTTGATATAAGGATATCGATGTTCTGAAAAGCGAAGAACCAATTTCTCAATTTTACCCTCTTTAGGAATGGTCACTCCAATCACATCATAAAAATAATCGTCAGGATTTTCTATAATTGTATCAGGTATGAACTCCGCCTTTACCGGTGTGACTTCCTGTATTCTGTCCAATGGAAAAACCGATATGTTCTTAAATTCCGTGCTAAATCCTAATATATACCATCGGTTATTATATTGCTTAAGATAATAAGGATGAATAAGAACAGCATAAGGGGGCTTATTGAATGGCGCATATAGCACCTTTATTGGTTGTTCGTTAACAATGTATCCAAACAGTTCTCTAAATCGTTCGATTCCCTGCAAATCTACATTGGAGTCAAACGAGAGGATAGTTTTATCGAAACCTTTTACCTTATACTTCCGTTTCAGCTTTTCAATAATCTCATACATCCAGTCAAATTGGGGCATCCCTCTGAAAGAAGCGAGCATTCGCACCGTGGTCTCTAACTCAGTAAGTTCTTCATCAGTTAAATCCACGATTGAAAACCCCTGACGCGAATAGCGATAATACCGTCGTTGACCATCCCAATAGGCTTCAATTGGAGCCGACATATTCGGGGAGGTCTTCATTTCTTGAATATCTGAGTAGATTTGACGCTTGCTGACCGTCTTCTCTTCGCTCAATTGTGCATACAAATAATCACACACGGCCTTCTGCAAGTCCTCAATGAAGAACTTGCGAGAGAAGTTACTGAAGCATTTGTCAAGAGCCTCGTAACGGAGACGTGCATGTTTATTCGTTGCCAATGTGTTGGTATATTAATTGTTAGAATGGATCCTGAGATACTGGTTCGTTCAATAAATCACGGACACGAACATTCAACTGCTCTGCAATAGCAAACAAGGTTTCCAATCCGGGTTGTGCCGAATTTGTACACCACTTGGAGACCGTAGCCGGGTCTTTACCCAATTGCTCCGCCAGCCATTTGTTGGTTCTCTTCTTTTCGACTAATACGAGCTTAATCCTATTTAGGTCACGTTCCATATCTTCAGAATTGAATTTGACGCAAATTTACTGAATTTTTCAGAACTATCATAATATATTGGAGAAATTTTGCTAACTTTGCGTTACAATATTCGGATTTCCCCGATTTCAACAGGCTAAATCAATGAATAAACCTCTGAAAGTAATATTAAACGTGATAAAAAGTTTGCTGCTGGTGACATTGTCTATAATCACGGCTTGGCTGCTTGTGCCAATTACTGATGTTTTAATTGACAAGCTGGTAGTACCTTTTTCAACTCTTCTTCCTTATGACAATCCGTACATTGCTATTATCGTAAATTGTTGCCTCATTGTCCTGTGTATCGCATGTCTTGCCATAACTATATATAAACGGAAGACGTTTTTTCTTAGCCAACAATCATCTCGTTATATCATTGTTGCAACATTAATAATAGCTATTTTGTGGATATTTGAAAGATTTTTATCTTATAAGTGGTTTTTTATCCCCATTTATAATACCGAATTGGGATTGGTAGATTTGATAATAGCAACTGGAGTTTCGTCAGTTATTCTCATCTTTAGTTTTTCGTATTGGAACAATCGTATCAGGAAGTCTTCTCTAACTGACTCTGACAGTGAAAGAGATGCCCAGATAGGTTTGACGGAGTCTGTATTCCCGGATAATCCTATTTCAAAAGAAGAAGAGGATGAGTTGGGACGACTTCCTTTTGCCCAAAAATTCATTGGTAAAATCTATGGGCTGAATACTTCAAAAGGAGCACGTTCACTTGCTATTACGGCGCCATGGGGCAACGGAAAAACATCATTTCTCAATTTAGTCAAAGCGGGGCTGAAGAAAAAAGGATATAAGGTGGTGGATATTATACCCTGGAACCTTAATCCGGACAAAAACATTACTGCACATTTCTTTGAGGAGATTATAAAGAAATTTGGAGGAATTGACCATAAGGTAGCAGGTTACCTAAAGAAATATTCGGATATGCTTGAATCTGTAAATTTAGGTCTGTTGTCCAATTTTACATCGAATATATCGTTGCCAGAATTGGCACAATCAATATCAAAGGCGATGAATAAAAATGGTGTGAGAGTTGTTGTTGTTTTTGACGATATTGACAGATTAGAAGCTAATGAGATTGAGGAGGTTTTTCGTATTATTAGAGGGAGTGCAAATTTTACGAATTTCATTTTCCTAAGCGCTTTTGACAAACGATATGTACAACAAGCTTTAAAGGAGTCTAATCCATCATTTAATGAACATTATATAGAAAAGTTCTTTGAAATGGAGTTTACTTTGCCAGAACTTAGAAAAGAGCGTATTGAGAAAATCATTAAAATGAATATCGACTGGCTTTCTGAGGCTGATAAAAAAGAATTTGAAGAATATGTATCCAAAGATAAATCGTTATTTGAAGAGATTCCTCCTTATTCTCCACTGACCAATTTGAGAATGATTTATCGTTGGTTAAATTCGTTGAAGTATCGTTATGAGATTCTTAGGGAAGAATGTAGAATTTCAGATCTTGCAGATTTGGAGATGATTAATCTTTTGTACCCGCAAGTATACACTCTGCTGGCTAAAGACTACAATTCATTTTTTGAATGCGAAGATTATCAAAATACATATAAACTATGGGATGATTCCATGGCTGTATCATCCAAGACTGATTGGATTAAATCCTTAAGACAAAGAGAAAAACGGGATTTGCTTACTTATTGTAGAGAAGAATTCGCAATGAGGGCTGTGGAAATTGAAACTCTAATGAAGATACTTGGCCGACTGTTGCCTAAACATCGTTATCACGCGGAATCTAAAGCTTTCTCAAATCCAAATTATACACAACGTTATTTTGATGGAATACTTGATTCTACAGATATACCACAGTCAGAATTTAATGATATGATTTCCGGAAAAAAATCATATATGGGCCTAATTGATAATGACACCGATGGCCAATTTAAACATTCGCTATTCCTTTTATGCTTTGAAGCTAAGCCAAAAGATTTGAATGCTCTAAAGAATCTATTATCAATAATTTTCTATGCTTCATCGCACTATGATAGTTGGGGAATCCCATACTATAACATCAAAGAAAAGCTGTATCATTTTTCCATATCGGATGAAGATAAAAAATCACTATTCAAAGAACTTATAACAAGCAATAAGTTCTCTAAGTATGTGTTTACATCCCTCGTTTCAACCGCACATTCAGACCGGTATGGTTGGCTTGAAATATTTACTGAACAGGAATGCGATGACATTCTCAGTTGTCTTTTCGTTAAAGCAATCGATGAAAAATACTCGATTAATGACCTCTCCACATTGTTCTTTTGGACAAAAGTTAAAACAAAAGATGGCGATGAAGAACTTGACTATGAGTGTAAAATAGAGGATATTAAGTCTCAATATAAAAAGTGTCTCGCAACATACAGCGTGTCCCATATCAAATATCTGATATATACAAAACATCCTGAAAAAGATAAGTTTTATCCCAGCACTAATTTTATTCAACTATGGGGTACGTGGGAAGCATATGAAATATATATGAAGCAGAATTGCCTTTTAGATAATATAACGGAGGACATCAAGAATCAATTGAATGAATTCAAAGATTTTCTGAACAAATGGAAGGGAAAGGGAGAAATCCCTATCTCATACCCGTTTAAAGTCATTCCACCACTATAAACAATAATTGGGTTCCTTGCAAAATAATATAATGCAAGAAACCCAATTGTTACGGAATAAATAAGGTCGCTAACTCTGTGAGTCTGCGAGTATGTAATCCCTTGTGCCATTTGCCGCGGTAGTAGCAGTGGGAGGTGTAGGCGCGGTGGATGTTGCGGTTGCCAGATTTGAATAGTCAGAGTACGCTGGATTTGTTGACTACGCCGGGGCCGTAGTTGTAGGCTAAGGTACTTAGAAGGACACTGTCCAATATAAAAGCCCCTCGGTAAGGGTTAGTTTACCGAGGGGCGAGATGGAGATTAGGGGATTACGCGAACTTCATGCAGGGGATGAGGGTGTTGGGGACGGCGACTTCTGGGGTGAAGGTGACTTCGGGGGTCTCGGCTGCGAAGTGTTTGAACCCGTGGCGAGAACCGCGCTCGAAGATGAAGTTGCAGAGGGCGACGAACTCGTTTTTGTCTTGGGCATGGCCGCTACCGGTGACGAAGTCGGAGAGGACGATGATGCCATCTGGGAGGTTGTTGTGGCCGATGGAGTGCTCCCAGACTTTGAGCTGGATGTGGATATTGCTCCCGAAGTAGCGGAAGGTTGCGCCGACGCAGTTCCAGTCGCAGATTGCATCATCGTAGTTGGCATCGTAGCGCTTGGCAATGTAGATGCAGAAGTCGTTGAACAGGTCTTCGATTCGGTGTGCTGCGATTGTTGAGAGGGTTTTGTTTGAGTTGGTTGTCATGTTGATGGGGGTTGATGGGGTGATTGTCTTTTTCGATTTCTTGAAACCGAGGGTAAGACGAGAGAGTTTTTATGGGGCATAAAACGAAGCGATTTGTTTATTGCTCATGCAAATGATATTAAATGCTTTGTTATTCAATAGGTTAGGGAACTATCTGAAAAATGAAGCGATATTTCCAAGCGGTTTCCCTTTTACATGATTCTTACATCAGCTTTACAAAATGGGGCTATTGGGGGGAGAAAACGCCTCGGTTTCTTTACATCGCCTGTGCAATTTGTGTATAAATGGGCTTGGATGGCACTTTGTTGGCGTGTGCGTGCCTTTTTATCCAAATAGGAGGTCTTTTGAAGTGTAGGCGATCTATGGTATATTGATCGCATTTTTTTGCCCCAGTTTCTAAAATTTTTCTCAAAAATATTCCAAATAATCACTATTTGGAATATTTTGGCTATTTTTGTTGCTGTAATGAGCAAGATTATACATGTACATCTTATATGCCCGATAGTGGGTGAAAAACAGCGGGACTGGTACTTTGCCAGTATCTCTGCGGTGTATTCTGTCTTGACACCGGAACAAGTAGGAGCATCCAAGAGCTATCTGCTCCATGCTGGGCTGTCAGATAATGGCACGGTGATAACTAAAAGGGCTATAATTAAGCAGTCTACGCTTATTAGAGGCAGTAGGACGGGCTGAATGATTAATGATAAAATAACGCCGTTATAACAACCTTCGTGCGTTATTCATTTCAATGCTGTGGGGAGCGATTTTCGCTCCCCTTTTTTGTGCCTTTTGAGTTTAGGGTTACATTTAGGGTTATAGTTTAGGGTTACACTTAAATATCGTTTAGGGTTACATTTAGGGTTACATTTCCCATTTTTTCAAGGTTTGTATTTCATAGGATAATAACACATATAATCATTATAACCTCAAAATATCGCAAAATTATTATAGGAAAATCCCCCGATTGTTTTAGTGTGTTTGTGTGTTGTAAATAGCTGTATTATAGTTTGTTATACTTTTTGTGCCTTGAAAAGCCCATAAGCTTGCGTGTGTGCGTTAAAAAGAGGCTATCATGCGTATTTGCATGTAAGCCGTGTGGTGTTATTCAAGATGTATTACCCCGACCACACGGGCTATCCCGACGATTTCATCTTTGGGGATGTCGAAAGGGTCGTATTCGTGGTTATCTGATACAGCCAGCAAACAATCTTTCTCCATGCTTTTGCGTAGGCGCTTTACGATTAGTCCTTGTTCGCGTGTTGCAATCAGGTGCGGCTTGTTCCATTGGATAAACTGTGAGTTGTGTATTATGGAGCATGCTATAATATCGCCGGGGTATAGGCGAGGTATCATGGAGTCGCCGATTACTTCAATCATAAAGTCCACACCAAGATGTCTGAATTTTGGTATAACGTAGTAGGCAAGTACATCTTTTTCCTTTATGGTGAAATGTTCATTGGCGAATCCTCCGACAGCTCTTTCTGAAACTAAGGGGATTGCGCCCTTGTCTTTTTTGGTCGTTTCGGTAAGTGATTCAAAGTAGGTTTCATTTCCGCTATGGGTAGAAATAAGTTTTTCTTTTTTTGTTATGGCAGCGGGCTTTTGAGTCTGCTCTTTAAGCATATTGCCATTACCTGTAATGAGCCACTCTATATTTATTTCCGCAATTGCGGAAACTTTTTCTAAAACTTCAAAAGAGGGCTTCCCCTGTCTTTTACCTACTATATTATCCACAACAGAAGGTGTTACCCCAACTGCTGATGCAAAGGCACTTTTGTTTCCCTTAAACAGGGTTGTAATTATCTGATTAAAACGTCCATTAATATCCATGTTGCATTAAAATTTACGTAAATGCGGAATTTTCTCGCTGAAAAATTTTCTATTTCCGCAAATGCGTATTATCTTTGCGGTGTGGTTAAGATGTTACCACCGCGCCAAAGATACAAAAAAGGCGCGAGATTAGCGAATTTTAAAACTATTGAATATGCAAACGACAGACGAAATAAAAGAATGGCAGACGCAAAGTGTGAAGCACAAGGTTGCCGGAGTCCTGATGATGGACGGTGTTTCATTCCGCTACGATGAGGAGAACGGTATAACGTTCACGGCCCCGGAATTCTATGTAGAAAAGCTGAAATATCGACTTGTCACGGTTTTTGGCTGTTCTGTAAAACCGATTATAAACGAAATAAATAAATAACCATGAATGAGGCAAAGACAAACCAAGAGGAGGTTCTTAAAATCTTCAAATCTGAGTATGAGGGTATTTTACGCCGTTACGAGCGTGACGTGGAGAGGTATGCCCTCAAGATGAACGAGAACTACGAACAGTTTTTCTGTTGGCACGGAGGGACAATGTATAAGATCCAAATAAACCTCAAGGCCATACGTGAACTCCGGCATCTGACAAGCTGGGATAGCACAGACAAAATAAAGATGGCACTGGAAAACCATATCAGGAATATAGAACTGACCTTGATTGAAGGCAGCCAGTATCCGACAAGTACAAACCTTCTCCACAATGTGGCGGACGTTCTCGGGAGGGAAGCCAAACAGCGGCTCAGGGAGGACCTCCAGAGGCTGCTTTATACGATAACTTATAAATGATGGAATATGAAAGCAATAAAAGTGGAAGTTCCGGAGCATGAGTGGGACAAGGTAGGCCCTTTCGTGGAGTATATAAACGATGATGACGTTGTGGCATACCAGACAAGTCGTACGGAATTTATTGTGGTGGCACAAGGCGAATGCTCGATGGCACGTGTGGATGCCCTGATTGCCGCGAGACTTGATGACGAAACGCTGATTACCCATATCAGGAAATAAGAGGGTTAGGCCCAAGAGAGGGCGATCCTGTGGCATGGAGCCACGAAAGCCGAAAGGCACAAACATTTGAACCTCCGGTGTCGCCAAATACGCCGGAGGAATCGGGCGGCAGGTTTAGAAGGCTGAAACACTGCGGAGGTGCACCTATGCAGAGAGGCGGGTTCGACTCCCGTGCCGTCCACCAATAATCAATATTTAAAATAACGACTATGGCGAAGAACTACATTAAACCGGACCCGGACAAACAACTGAACAGGCGTTTGCGGGCGGCGTTGGGGTCGATACTCCATACACAAACAGCGGTCAAGGCCGCGCTGGATCAAGCCGAAGGGTTCATGACCGAAGAGGAACTGGCAAACTCGCGTGCATACTGCTCCCTCTGCAGCTATGACGCACAGTGTGAAGAAATATTCATGACTCTTTGCCGGGAATTAGGCAACCAACCTCAGCAACAATAAAACATATCGGATATGAAGAAGCAGATTTTGACAGACAACGAAACCAAGACTTTCCTCATGAAGGCATTTGGGTGCTCCCGTCAGCAAGTGTGGAGAGCCCTCAATTTCGAGCGCAACAGCGACAAGGCGCAACGTATCCGTCGACTGGCCCTGCAGCGCGGTGGCAAACTGACAGAAGGCTATACGCCTGAATGTGAGACGACCCATCAGACGGCAGACCGCACCATGACTCAGACGTTCGGTCACCGCGTGAAGATAGTTGCCGATTTCGGCAGCAGCGAGGTTGTGGTTATGGTTGACGGCGTAAAGAAGAACAGTTACAAGAACCTGAGTATACCCGAGTTCATGCAGCTTCAGAACGAGGTTGAGCAAATGGCGGCAACACTCTAACTGATAAAAACAATGGAGTATTACGGAAAGATAGCCTGTATTTCCTATGTGGATCTGATCCGGGAACCTGACCCGATTATGTCAGAGTCCAACTATAAGCAGTTGAGTAGAAGAGGCAAAATTAACGTGGTACGTCCGGGTAAAGGTTTAGGCAGCTATGCTCTCGTGGAGATAGCGACAATGCCGCAAAGGTTTCAAGATAAAATAAAAGAAAAATACGGAGATATGAATTCAGAGATACTCAGAATGTGGTTCGCAAGCCACTTCCATATCGATGCGAAGGCACGCGGGTTCTATACCCGGTTCCGTTTCGAGGACGGCAGCGCGTTACCCCCGGAGCATATAAACGAATATACCGTGAACGCCTCGGCGATACAGGCGGTTGTCGATGTGATGGCAGACACGGTTATTATGCGCCGTGCCATGAAGGGCGGTCCGGTCAACTGGAACGAGCTTGCGGGTGCCATCAACTATTACCGAGAGGAATTCGGCCACACGCTGCCCGTCAGCGTCAACCGTTTCAAGAGGAGGGTCAACGAGTTCAAGGCTCAGGGCTACGAAAGCCTTATCAGCCGCAAGTTCCGTAACCAGAACAGGCGCAAGGTCACTTACAGCATTGCCGACCTTATACGCGGCCTCGGAGCCATGACGGAGCATCCCTACGATACGGTGGTAGCCGAGATGTACAACCGGTTCGTGACCGGCGACCTCGAGGTGTATGATCCTGAAACGGGCGAGGTCTTCAACCCGGATGACTTCACTGACAAGTCCGGCAACCCAGTGGTGCTGAGCAAGGGCACCATAGCCAACTACCTCAAGCAGCCCAAGACAAGGGCACTGCTGGCACAGGTCCATCAGACGCAATGGGATTTCAACAACTCGCAGCGTCCCTACCATCTGCGCCGGAGTCCGAACTATGCCTTCAGCAAAATCTCGGCGGATGACCGTGACCTTCCACGCCCGATGCACGACGGGAGCTACGTGCACGCCTATTACGTGAGCGATGTCGCAAGCGGTGCTGTGGTAGGGTATGCCTACAACCGCAAGAAGGACAAAGACCTGTTCCTCGACTGTATGCGCAACATGTTCCAGACCTTGGACCGCAACGGATGGTACATGCCGGCACAGATAGAGGTCGAGCACCATCTGGTAAACAAGTTCACCGACGGGCTCATGCAGGCCGGCGTGGTGTTCCCCCTTATCAGGTGGTGTAACCCGGGCAACTCGAGGGAGAAGCGTCAGGAGCATGTCAACCGGGCGAAGAAGTACGGTGTGGAGAAGCGCAGCCAGCAGAACATCGGCCGATGGTATGCTGCCCTCGAAGCCAACCGTCCGAAAGTTGAGAAGGTGTATGACGAACTAAACAACACCTACAGGGTGCCGACCTACGGCTACGAGCAGCTGGTGGCCGATGACATAGCCGCCATAAACGAATACAACTCCCAGATGCACCCCAACCAGAAGAAGTTCCCGGGCATGACCCGCTGGGATGTGCTTTGCCGGTGCCAGAACCCGGATCTTGCACCGTGGGATAAGGCGGTGCTGTACCGCTTTATCGGCGAGCACACCGAAACGAGCATCAAGCAGAACGCCTACCTGACAGTGCAGTACAACCAGTACAGACTTTCAAGTCCTGAGATTATCGAAAAACTCGAGCCCCGTAACTATAAAGTTGATGCCTACTGGCTGCCCGATGCGGACGGTAATATTGGTGAGGTGTATATCTACCAGAACGGGCGGCTTATCGATACGTGCCGGATGGTTGCCCGGTATAACGAGGCGACAGCCGAGCAGACCGAGTCCGATCGTGAGGCATATACGGAACAGGCCAAATATGTGTCACAGTTTGATGCCATGATAAAGAAAAATAAGATCCACAAGGTCGGCATCACCCGTCAAGAGGTGGCGGCAGTAGTCCGTGAGGCTCAGGCTGCCCCGGTCACAATTCTGGAACCTGAAAACGATCTTGATTATTCGGAATACATGGATGTGGGCAGAATGGCAGCCGATGCAGTAAACAGCATTTGAACAATATTAAAACAGCATTTAAATGGAAATTACAAGCGAAATCAAAAAACGCATAGCGGGGGCCATAGGTGCCGACCGTGAGAATTATCCGAGCGACAACCGCCATGCCACGGCGTTAGGTATCGCCCCAAGTGTCTATAACGCGATAAAGAAAGGCAACTATGACCGTCAGGTCAGCGATGCCAACTGGATAGGCATTGCCCGTCGCTTAGGTGTACAGCTACGCGACGAGATGGAATGGAGCGCAGCCATTACGCCTACCTACGCTTTCATCAGCAAGCAGCTCGAGGTGTGTCAGCAGAGCGGTCTGAGTGCCATCATGTGCGACATGCCGAATATCGGCAAGACATTCACTGCAAGGGCCTATGTGAAGCAACATCGCCATGCCGTATATGTTGACTGCTCACAAGTAAAGACCAAGCTAAAGCTTATACGATTTATCGCAAAGGAATTCGGCGTGGGTTCATACGGCAGATACAGCGATGTTTACGAGGATTTAGTGGCTTATCTGCGCACCATAGACACCCCGTTGATCATCCTCGACGAAGCAGGAGATCTCCAGTATGAGGCATTCCTTGAACTGAAGGCGTTGTGGAACGCTACCGAACGCTGCTGCGGGTGGTACATGATGGGAGCCGACGGGCTTCAGGAGAAGATAACACGTGCCATAGAGGGCAAGAAAGTGGGCTATACCGAAATGTTCAGCAGGTATGGGGACACATACAGCAAGGTCACTCCGGATGACGCCAAGGAGCGCGAGAAGTTCATGAAGGCACAGGCTGCGATTGTCGCCAAGATCAACGCTCCGGCAGGGGCAGACATTGCCAAGATCGTAAATGCCTCCAAAGGCGGGTTGCGCCGTGTCTATACCGAAATTGAAAAGATAAGGAGGGCAGGGGCATGAAGCTGAAACGCGCATACAGCCCCGGAGAGATCCTGAACATGAGGATCCCGAGCTACGAATTCACCGGACAGTGGCAGGCGGCCATCGGCAACCCCGCCAAAAGCGGCACATGGATAATATGGGGTGCCAGCGGGAATGGCAAGACCTCGTTCGTGATGCAGCTTGCCAAATATCTCTGCGGCTTCGGCAAGGTTATCTATGACAGTCTGGAGGAGGGTACGAGTCTGTCATTCCAAATGTCGTTGAAGCGTCACGGAATGTATGAAACTCGCAAACGCCTAATGGTTCTTGATCGGGAGCCGATGGACCAACTCAGCGAGCGCCTGAGCCGTAAGAAGAGCGCGCCCATCGTGATAATAGACTCCTTCCAGTACAGCGGTCTGAGCTATCAGGCATATTGCGAGATGAAGGAGCGCCATTCCAACAAGCTTCTCATATTCATCAGTCATGCCGAAGGAATGAAACCCGAAGGTCGCCCGGCCAAGAAAGTTGAATATGACGCTGATGTGAAAATATTCGTCAGCTGCTTCAAGGCCATGTGCAAAAGCCGTTTTCTGGATCACCCGGGCGAACCGATCACCGTATGGGAGGAGGGAGCCACAAAAGCATTACTCGATGACGGACAAAAGAGCGATGAGGCGCAAAAACCTCCTGTATAAGCTACGGAAGAAGGGATTCAGATGCGACACGAAAGCACGCTGCATAGAATGCCCCTACGGCGAGGATCCTGCCCGGGTTCCACAGATCCGGCGCTTGGTCAGAGAATATAATTTTAACATTCAGTATATAATAACATGAGCAATAAACAGACAACAATCAATCTTGTGCCTCCTGGGCGCCTCCATAAAGAGGGATTTGTGAGCAAGGGGCATGTATGTGGCTATTGCCACGGCAGGGGATGGTTTTATGGACCACTTGGTGCAAATGAACCAGTTGTATGCCCTGATTGTGGAGGAACGGGAGAAGTAGTGGCTTTCGTGACCGTAGATTGGAAACCGAGAACGAAAGGAGGGAATGTATGACTGAACAAACATCGAGGGACATATTGCGCAAGAAGCGCAGTTCAGTCCTCCATCAGATGCAACTGCTTGATGTTGACACGGCAGACTGGGGCAAAGTCGATGCCCTTTGTCTGGACAGCCGGATAGCCGGCAAACGTTTCTGTCACCTCGATTGTGACGAACTGGATGCGCTTCTCATAAAATTGCGTGCCATAAAACGAAAGCAAACAACCATTAAAAACAAATGATATGAGAAAGGAAACAAACGAAGCCATCGGCCGCCTGAAAGCCCAAATATTTGAGGCGGCCGCCTCCCTCACAAGCGAAGAGCGCGAGGAGCTTTACCGAGAGATTAATGAATGGACTTATGAACAGTATGAGGAAGCATTGCTATGCCAGGAGCTCGAGATGCAAAATTACGAAGAGGAGGACTGAGATATGGATAGAAAAAGCCAAGACAAGGTGTTGAGAGCCGGATCTACGATTATCCGCAAAGATGACTACCCGCAGCCCCGCATAAAGGCACGATATGTTGCAGGTTCCGATTATCGGACCTACGAGAAATATAAGACCAAAGCGGAGCGTGACCGAGCTTTTGCGGGTCTCCTTAAAGGTGATAAAGTAATCAGTGACTAACCAATAAAAATAAAGAGAAATGGATAATATCAGAGAAGCCCTCAAGGGCATGTCGGCAGCCGAGCGCAAGAACCTGCTCGAGGAACTCAAAGCCGAGGAACAGAAAGCAACCCGTGACCGTCGCGAGGCTTACGAGGCCCTGCGTGCGCAATTCGCACACGAAGTCAAAAGCCATCTTCTTCCGCTGGTGGAGGATGTGCGCCAGTTCCGTGAATGGATCGAGAAGGAGGCTGACGGCTTCTATTCAGTGATGAGGGAGTACGGACAGCTGCGCAAAGAGGAGCAGTCAAGTTTCACAATCGTTGACGGCGACATGAAAATGGAGGTGCGCAGCAACAAGGTCAAGACCTTTGACGAACGCGCCGACATGGCGGCCGAGCGTCTTATGGAATACCTCAAGGCGTATGTCGCCGGAAGCGAGAAAGGATATGACGATCCGATGTACCAGTTGGCGATGACCCTCCTCGAGCGTAACCGTCAGGGAGATCTGGACTACAAGAACATCAGCAAGCTCTACGAGATGGAGGACCGTTTCGATGAGGAGTATAAATCCATCATGGGACTGTTCAGGGAGAGCCACACTGTCACCAAGACTGCTGTCAACTTCTACTTCTGGCAGCGTGATAAAAACGGCGTGTGGCGCCGTGTCGAGCCGAGCTTCTGCCGTTTGTAGCGGAATATTGGTAACTCCTTAACCACAAAGCACCGTAGATGAAATATTTACGGTGCTTTGTATATGTAAATAGCGTTAAAATCGTTAATTTTGCATATAGCTTGTATATGGCAAAAGGAAGAGATAAGGAACTTATAAAATTGCGTGACGAGGCATTGTGCCGTCGTTACTATTATTGGACTGAGAGGCAGCGACTGCGCTTTGATGACGCGCTCAAAATCCTCTCGGAACGTGAGTTCTTTATCTCCGAGGAACGTATAATGGCCATTATCCGGCATAAGATCCGCACCGGGGAGGCTGAACGTATTCAGGCTCCCCAAAAAGTCAAGAAGCCGCGCCTGACCAACGACCAGCTCTCCCTCTTCCCGGAATTATAGGCTTTGCCCGGTATTGTCGTTTATGGTGAAGGCGTATGTCGTTTCAAACACCTTGATGTAGCCCAGGAGGGCGAAGTCGCGGCTTTTTACCCGTACAAGAGGGGTGGCGCATTGGGCGCTTTTGAAACGGTTGAGAGCCTTGTACAACTTAAGGTCCATTTTCCGGCGTTCCCTCACCCGATTATAAGTCCCCGATGCAAACGAGGTGTCGTCATAACAGTCCATCGCCAGGCGTACCGTTATGAGTGCGGCACCTTTCTGGCTCCCGAGTCCCTGGTCCCTCCAGTCCGCATCGATATTGCCTATAAGGACGCAGGGGAAGGTGACAGGATAGTGGTCCTCTTCCGCTGACATTTCGAGTTGTCCATAGTCCTCGTCAATGAGTGACAATTCCGGCATACGTCCGGCGATGCGTTCCATGATGTTGATGAGTATTTCTTCCATGATTTTATGAGTTTAGAATTTTACGGATTTCATTTTCTGTCCTGGTTGTTATGCTGTCCGACAGTTCGATGCTTTCGCCCAGAAACTGGCGCTGCGGTATCTTCACCTTCAGCTTGGTTTTCCGTGTCAACGCAAGCCGCTTCCAGAATTGCGCCTGCTCGTTTTCAGGTTGCGCTGCGGCACCGTGTTTTTGGCGTTTCTTTTGCCCCGTGCCGGCTTTTTTCGTTTTCCCTGAAGATTTGTAGAACATCGCCCATGCGAAGCGTCTCATGCGGTCTGTGACGGTCGGGTTGGCCACACCGCCCCAGTTGTGCAGCGGGGCGTAGCGTACCTCGTTGGCGATACGTACCCGGTAATCCCCGGGCATATATTTTATGGAGCTGAAAAGATGGTTGCGCCCTGACAGCAGCGTGCCGTAATTTGACGCTGCTCCCGGGTCGCCGGATGACAGCCTCTTTGCCTGTTTCCAAGGATGCAGTCCACCGTTGACGAAGCCGCCTTTGCGGAAGTTGTCCTGAAAATGGTCCTTGGCCATACGCCCGGCAATCACCGGCATATTACGGCGCATGAGAGTTTCAAGCTCTCCGCGCTTGGCTTTTATGAGTTTTGCGAAATCTTTTATATCCATAAAATTGCCATAATTAGAAAAATTTGTTACATTTGCAGTGCCAACTGAGGATTAAATGTTGTCGAGTGTCTGAAAAGGCACCGGCTCCGAAGGGTAGCCACCATTAGGTGGCTTTTTTGTTATACATCATATTGCAAAATATCCTTGCGACCATTAATCACTACATAAATTCTTTTTATTATTGGTTTGACATGATGCCCAAAATTATCGTAAAAATGTTTATACCGGTTTATAGATCGCATAAGGTTATCCTCGTTGAACATAGAAGCCTTGTGGAAATACAAACATAGTGCTTGCGCAGGAACATTCACGTCAGGTCTTGCATTATACGCCTTAATCTGTCCGTTCTTTTTCAAGATTGCTCTCCAGTACCATCCGCGACCTGTTATGGAGCGTATGTCCATCATCTGACCGTCAAGTTCCATATCAAGTGCTCTGTATCGTTCTCCCCGCACTCGTTCTTTGGACTCGTCGCATAATATTACCTTGTGTCCGGCCTTGAATAGCTGGTCCACGCACTCACGCTCGAGGTCGGCCCCTGACATTGTGCCACCAAAAAACTCCTTGCGCCCTGTGTCGTCATTATGTCCTATGTGTGTGGCTCTCACCCCTCCTGACTTTTTATCAATCTTCACTTCCTTATAATCAGGATCATGCTTGAGGTCGAAATAGTCCTTTTTAGCAAGATATTTCGGATCGGTGAGCAGGCGGAGTTTTTTGTCGATATATCGGCATTTGTGGCAGTCTTTTTTGCGCCGCGCGTTAAAGAAACCAGCGAGCATGTTTCTCGGTCCGGACGCAAACGGACACCGGGCACAGCTGTCCGGAAAATAAGGATGATCATTTGAGAACAATTCCCCTGTGCTTCCGGGATTGGAATTAAGCCCTTTCTGCGGGTTATCCAGTCCAGAAGGAGCCGACGGGGTATTTGTCGCCGGTTCATCGGTCGCGGTCAGAGAGCATTTGCAATTCCAACGATCCCCCGGGCGGTGTTCGTTCCAGAACTTATCCTCTATGGGTCGTATGACACCCCAGAATATGCGGTGGTCCTCTCCGGGAGTCAGCGAAGTGGAGGGCATCCATTTCAGGTTTGGCAAAATGTCTTTTTCACGAAGGAATTGTTGCCAGTCTGCGGCTTGGTGCGCCCGTATCACCGCTGTGTCGTACTCGGTTCGCAGCCATGTACCCATTTGATGGGACGCTATGGGTGTGACTTCTTTAGACCACTGTTCAAACGGTTTTAGATTGCCGTTAGAGTCCAATAATAGCCGTGTCATGTCCCTTTGAGCGCGATGCACTTTGAATGCCGAGAACACACCGGCACTGTGGCGCAACGCATCTATGAAATCATTATCCCTGTCAAATTCCTTTGTCAGGCCTATCCCTTTGTCTATGCCCCACTTCAAGGACTCAAATACCTCGTTGAACAGATTGGTCTCAATGTCGGTTACGGGGTTAAAGTCCTCGCTGTATATTTTCAGCAATGCCTTCCGAAGGGTTTCTGGAGAGAATTCAAACGGTGTTTCAACTGACCGGTTCTCTATATGATACAGCCGGTCAACTACCATTCTAAAACCGCCCCGGTGCTCCACGGGGCTTTTGCGAAAAAACTTTTCAGCCAATTTTTGAAAGTCTTTTTTTGTTTTTCGGTAGGTTCCGGCAGATCCTTGTCGTCGCCCTGTTCCCCATTTCCCTGATTGTTGTCTTTCTCCGGATCATCCTCCGTGTCACCGTCATTCTGCGGGATTTGTTCTGCGGAAGCCTTCGCCTCATCGGCTTCCCGGGCGCGTCGTTCCTCCTCCTCTTTTTTTATCATTTCATAATTTGCCGGTTTGCTGATACCGAATTCCTCATAGAGGTAATCATCATCTACTGGCAGATTGAAGCCGGTGCGGAGCTGTGTCAGTATGTTGATTTTGGATGTCGGATCAAGGTCTTTTTTCTCCGGGAAACAGAACTTGCCACCTGTGGTGTCGATGCCCATGCGGGCGAATATGTCGGCAGCCTCATAGTTGAGCACATCGAGGACATACAGCCGGTCGGACTGGGCGATTTTGTCCTCTCCTTTCTTATGCACGGTGCCAAGTGCCTGAGTGCCGGTGTCGGATGACTCGGTGGTAAGCGTGTTCCCGAGGAACAGTTTTGAAATCTCGTTGTTGCATCTCTCGCACAACCGCTCGTACACATCGGCGGAGCCGGTCTTGTTGCCCGCCTCTATGAGGTTGAGCGAGGTGTCCTTGCCGTGTACGAACGTGGCGAGGCTACCCACGTTTGCGGCGTCGGAAATGGCACGCTCACGGCTTCCCTCGTCGTCGGAATCATAGGTGTATTCCTGAATAGGCATACCGAACACCTCGGAGAACTGGGACCAGTCCCCGGTGGTGTTGCGCTTGTATATCACCCAAGGGGCAGCCTTGGCGAGCAGTCCGAGATCATCGTCCCTTCCGACGAACAGCAGATCCGGGTATTCATCCCACGCTATGCCGGTTATGTCGGTCTGGTGGCGGAGTATCAAACGGCGCACGGGGTCCGCATGTTTGCGAGGGACCAGATTATAGTTTATCCATTCGCCATCCTTGAAAAACTGGCATAGCGTGAAGCCCCAGAACCGTGCGTCGATAATGTCGCTCACAAGCCTCGAGAACCAAGGTGAGCGGATCTGTTCGTTAACCTTATCATCCGGTTTACCGTCACGCCTGAACTCTATGTCCGAGCATAGTACCGCATTCCGGCGTTTCTCGATAACACATGACAGGTGCGAGTCCATAAGGATGTCGGCGTACAGGTCATATAACTTGTAGCGACGGGGGAAGTCGATATTCTCGGCTGACCTGATCGCTTCCGTATAATCAGCTATGTCTATCCCGAACCGCTTAGGCTGTGTAAGCACTACGACCGGGGGACGGGACTGTCCCGGTCGTGGAACGTTGCCACCGGAGGTTATCAATCCGGGGCGGCTTTCCGGATTATTTTTTCTTTTGCTCATAATTGTGATGATTACATGTGACTGACTCGTTTGGGATTGCTGCGGATGCGGAATATGGACCCTGCCACACGCTCCTCCTCGGGCAGAAGCGGGGCACCCTCGATAGATATGTCCTCACGGGCGACCGCTTTCATCCATTCCACCGCACGCTCGTACCGGTCTTTTCGGATTTGGGAAAGTTTCTGAGGGTTGTGTATGCAAAATATGTGGTACACTGTAATATCGAGCACCATCATCAGCACCAGTTGGTGTCTATCGTCACCGACAGCCGAGAATATGCGGTCGCAGTCATACCGTTTGGACAGGTAGCAGCGCATCTCGGCAATAGCCCTGTCCTCGCATATCTCCACCACGGTATCATCGTCACGTGTAAGCGCATCGAGTATCTCCCGGTGTATTGATGCGTCGTAATCTGAAAGTTGTACGAATTGGCTCATATATGGAATTTATGTGTTATAATCTACGTTTGTTTCGCCGGCTTATTTCGGATCGGGAGCGGGTCAAGGGCGTTTCAACCTTACGCATGATCTCATCCAATATGCGGTTGCCACCCTCTACAGCATCCGGACCGTCGGCCGGATAGCGCAATGTGAGCGTGAAAAGCCTGAACTGGTCCTCGAGCTCTTTCATGTGCGGGTTGTCACGCTCAGCCTCGTTCAGGATCATATTGCCCTCCCGGTTCATCGGCTCAAGATTGGCTTCTATGCGGGTTGCCTTGTCCGTCTTTTTACGTTCATCCGGCCGGATATACAACTGGATGCCCCTCTCTTTGCGGACCTTTGCGACAAGCGGCCTGAACACCTGCTGAAAAAATGGGTCCTGAAGTTTGTTGTTTTCCATGTAGCAATATACCGGGACGACACCTCCCACATATTCAAGAAGTTGCACATACCAGTCGATAAACTCCGCATTAAGCGATTTGGCCAGCCGTGATTTGATGACATACAGTTTGCCGTCGAGTTTCCCCATCAGCATGACAGCTTTGAAAGATTTTCCCTTCTTAGCCTTGCTCTCGCCCGGAGAGGGGTCCCCGTATGCCACAAGGAACTTGAATTTTTTAAGAGAGGGAACCTTGCCGTATGTAATGGACTCGAACACTTCCCCGGCAGCTATTGGGTTGTTGAAGTATTCGCCCTGTGCAGCTTTGGTCGAGATTTTTGAAAGGGTGCGGTCGATGAACTCCTCCGAGTTTTTCTCCGGCCAAGTGGAATTACCTTCCTTGTCGCGAATGTTCACAATGTCCCAGTGGTCCGCCATGGCACCGGCACGGACCACGCAACAGTCCTTTGCGATGATATTACCGCAAAAAATTATAAGTGTCGGTGTGGATATGGATCGTGTGGGATATAGTGCTTTTTCCCACCATTCCCACCGCTTCTGTATTATATCGGGGTTCTTGCAGTCTTCGTCTGTGTCGAAGTCATCTACGAGTAGCACATCCGGTCTTATCGCCTCATTTCGAGAACCACGCGGCGACTGTCCGGCTCCGAGGGCGCGGAATGCGGCACCTCCCTTAGTGAGAAATTCATCCTCGGTCCATGATCCAGGAGTCATTTGCGCTCCGTAATATGCGATAATGCGTCCGTTGGCTTCGAGCATGGCACGGTACGGAGCAAGCAGCCTGATCGCATTATCCTTGGAGTTGGAAGTCAGGATTATGTTATGCTTGTGCCCGGTCAGTACCAGATACAGAATAATGCACATGGTGATGGTCGATTTGGCGAGCTCACGGCTCCA